CACTGCATTCAAAAGTCGCTTCGGGCTTAACGCCCTAGGCAACGAATTGAACGAGGGGTGCGGGACGCTGAGCTGGGACGTGACGGTTCGCTTCATAACGAACCTCATATCTTTGCGGTTTGTCGCCGCATAGATTTTCCAAGTCTCGTTTAGGGGATTAGTCCCCTTTGAGATCTTGCCACGTTTACCAGATCCTCTCTCGATAGTTAAGAACCTACCCACCAGCTTCGGGATTACTCCCCAGGCTGACAAATAGGAGCCGACTGGAATAAACCAATCTACCACGAAAGAGTAAGGAACGACCTCCCACGCTACTTCAGCGGGGTTGACTAACTGCAGACTGTCGCGTAAACTGATGTCCTCGTAGAGTTCCGCCGTGAGGCGGTACGAGTACTGCCAGTGCGCATCTGCAGCGTAGCTAGCCGGACTTGCTGTCTGGTTAACTGTCTTTCTCTTAGCACCTGAGCCTACAGAGAACCTTAAAACCCTCGGACCGGTAACAGCCTCCAAAGCCTTAGCGGCTTGGTAAGACTGATCGATCAGGGGCATAAAGGCGTACTGTGTCTCAAGCCACCTTCCCGAGAGGTCCTTCGCGTTAAGCTGACGGAGGTTAACTCCACCAGCTCTCGCGCCTGGACTTCTTCCACTTCCCAAGCTCCTTAATGCGCCGGCAACGTTGCCACGCTTGAGAGCAAGGAGAGCAGACCCAACAGACCTTAAATTCCCCACGATAGTGCTGTAAGATTTTGTAGCCTCGGCCAAATTTACGCCGAGGTTGAAGGAGTGACCCCTAACGGCCTCCGCAAGCTTGTTGAGCGTGCGGAGTTCGTCGTTGTTGCTCCATCCTACAGTCGCTTTGATGCCATTTAGATCGAACCCCGTAAGGGGTGCGACGTAGCGGGTCCCATCACTGGGAGCCGTCTGTGTCATCTTCACGTGAGTGAGGTTGTAATTGTTCCACTTGGCGCGGGTTCCCCCTTGCCAAGCTTCGGTTTTACCGTCAGCTCCGCTCCACGTCTTTTGGGCGTAGAACGTACCCTGACCGTATTCACCGATGTTCCAATTACCGGTCGTCATTCTAGAAAAGTGCTAACTTCAGCAGAAGTTTTATGATAGCGTTGACACTGTCGTCTGTATCTGGTGTACTCGAGGTAATAAGCCTCAAGATCCCCAGGCAGGCGAGCAAAGTCATAAGGATATACCAACCAGCGCCCCTGAATCCCCGAAATCTCGGGGAAGAGGTCAAGCTGGACTGGTCTTTCCGACGCGCCCATAAAGGTCTCCTGCGTTGCATCGCACTCTCCAGAATATTGCGCCAACTGGCGGCAAGCCTGACTAAGGCTTGCGACGCGCCCCC